GTGTCGGCCCGAAGAGAGTTAGGGCTCCGAAGAAGCTCAAGATCGCTCGGAGAGTTAATTACCTGCAAAGCTTCACTTTTCCATGGCCTTAAGAGGGTCCCGCTATCTTCCACATTCGGAGACATGTAGTGAGTGCGGCCACTGAGTACGAGGTCGGATATTTTGCAGTTGAAGCTCGATGCTAGCGAGTCAGATATGCTTATTACGGGGCCTACCACAGATCCTGTGTAAGTCAAGGGTGTGTAAACAAAGCGAAAAGTTTGAGACGGGGAGTCAATATCGTACAGAAACTGAAAGTTGTCTGAGACGTGAGAAACTCCTTCAAAGACCCTCTCTCCGTCACAGTGAATTACAGCTGCGCCAAAGCTCCCGAAGTCAGGAACTGGCCCACCGTTCTCACTTTCTATGTAAGCCAAGACATCGTAAAAACTTACGTACTTGTCAACATCGCTCGTATGGACAGAGACCTTTTCGTTAAACCCGTGGATACCTAGGGCATCAAAAACAAAGTTAAAGGGCAACCTTCCACCTTTGTTCGACCATACTCCGTAAAAGTTATCGATCTTTTCTGGAGTGGCCCAGTCAGAAGGGTTTGACCAAGGGGATACCCTCACTCGCAAGGTGGAACTTTCGTACGTTAGCTCCCCTTCGAGACCGAACCCGTTAGAGGAAAGATCTGAGGGAATATCAAGGTACCAACTCTCCCTCGAAAAGTCGTAGGTCGGGTCAATTGATACTAACGATGCGGTGAAAGTTACAGGGAGACTAAAAAAGTACCGTGCACCTGCTACAAATGTGTTAAACTTGTAAGGTATCGTCCTCGCGGTGTCATGCTTCGGGAATAGGACAAGGTTGGAACCTTGGACTTCGCAGAGGAAGGAGGCGTCGGCGGTCGAACCCGGTTCGGGGCGAAAGAACGGGCTGGGCAGAGCGCCAGGAGCCATCACCTTGAGCTGCTTATTTTCCGAAAGGTCAGTGAAGAACTGCTCACCCAAACCTTCGAAAGTTAGGGCATAATTGGCCCCATCTTGAGACACATCATCCAACAGGTACGAAAAGTCTCCTAAGTAAAAGGTCTGACCAACTTGTATCCGTGGGTCTGCCTTTATAATTACTGTGCCGTTCCAGTTGCGAACTTCGACAACTTCTGGGTGAATGTACCCGTTGTACACACCAAAGGACCCCGCTAACAGGTTTCGCTTTTGGGTTACTGTTGAGGCAAGGTTGGCCCAGTAGTCCGGACCGCTCCAACCTGATAGCTGCGCGAGCCAGTCAAGCTGGTCGTTTACACGGCTCTCAGTTAGAGCCACTGAGTTGAGTTGCTCGGCAGTTAGATATAGGTTTGTGGTTCCGTAGTCCTCAAAGTCACTAATACTGAACGAGGGGTTTAAGTCGGTCATTTCACTCCTTCACTGCTACAAGATTGTTCTGCAAAGTGGCGTACTCATGTCTCATGCAGTTTTGCGGGCTCATCCACACAGAAGAGTACCCTTTCACCTGTGAGAACAGGTTGATAAGATTTGTATCCAGGGCACGTGTAAGCCAATCAGCCAGGGGCTGGTGGTCTGTGTGAACCACCTCTCTCAGGTCTGTGATCTTTTCAACACGGTAAGCCCCGTCAATACTCACGTAGGCCAGTTTGCACAGAGTAACCGGTACTTCCTTTCCTGTGCTGTTCCTAACGGTTTTTGGTACGCTGTTTTCAGGATAAGCAACTAGGTTGATAACGGAGGTTGCTGCTGCGGGCTTTCTAAGCAAGGACAGGGTACCACTCACAAGCACCCGATTGATCGCCACTTTGGTATCCGTCCATACTACTTTCCACCCACGGTTGTACGAGGGTTCAGGAATTGAAAACTTGAAGTACTGCCCGTTAGCGTCGGAAGCAACATTGGAAGCACCTTGTAAGATCCATACCGGATCTGAGCAGTAGGGGTCGTCGTCGTTTTCGGGAGGGCTGGACGACACATAAAGCGACGCTGAGCCTGTTACAGAGGAGCCATCGGGGCACCGTAGTTCAATTTCGGTGTAAGAGGCGGGATGCGGGCTTTGCCACGACAAGTACGCTTGTCCAGTGTAAGACGGAAACACACCGTCGAAGTTTCTCCACTCTTGAGACTCAAGGTCTGTGAAAGCGAAAGCGGGGTTGTATCTCCACCCTGACACAGTGTCTGTGCTACCCCCCACTCTTAAATCGTACCCGGACAAGGAAAATTTATTGACAGAGTACTCAGCGACAAAGGGTGAGTCGTCGTAGTAAAGTTGGTAGGCCAGCAGGTACTTTGTGCTTATCATTCCCATTTCTTCCAAGCTTATGATCACAGGGTCAACTGTTAAGCTCCCATACTTCCAAACTACAACTCCGGACTGAACTGTCAAGAATTTGTTTTCTCCGGAAGACTGAACCTGAAGTGACCCGGTCCCTGAGCGACCGCCCCCCACGGGAATGTAAGTATGGGCGAATTCGTCATCGAGTCCAAAGTCCAATTTGTAGAGTTGTGAGGCCGACGGCAAACGTGCGTAGATGGGCCTCCCGTTTTCAACCCACTCAGTTGGGTGAGGGTTGAGCTTAAGCGCATCCACGTATTGGGAGGAAAGATTCACTCCTTGCTCGAAAGTAGAAGATGTTTCAATTTGCGCAGTCCCCCCGTTCAATGCGACCAGATTCTGACTCATAGCGCTAACGTCCCCTCTCCGTAGTTCGGCGGGCTAAGTGCAAAAGTTGTTCCCGTGTACCAGGATAAGTCGGGAATTTGACTCAAGGTTGAGGTGTTTTCCCACACGTATGTTAAACTTGGTGACGAGCTAAAGTTCCTTCCGGAGTTCCGAGGAACAACAGTTATTTGGCAGGATCCAAGCTTAATCGAAGATGTTTCCACACCGTACTGGGACAGCACCGGCTCTTCACAGCGATAGGAAACTACGTACCGTAGTAAGTTGCCCGCGTACTCTTCGTACCTTGCAGTGTTGTCGGCGGGTAAGCCGGACCAGTTCGTTACTGTTTTCTGGGGTGTGAATGACTTCATGACTCTGTAATAGTTCCGACCGTCTTCACTCAAGATCGTGTCTTCCGTGGCGTTCAGGTATGCGGGGTTGAAGTAAGGAATGTAGTCGTCTACGGGGGGAAGGGATGGGCCGAATTCCTCAGACTTTACGAACACGCCGTTATTCAGATATATGCTAAAGTCAAATAGGGGGGTGACTGCGGAGGTGGCGGTGTAGGATTTCACATCGGAACCTTCTCGAAAGAACGTGCGATCACCCTGAAAAAAGGTGAACATTCTGTCAAATTTTCGCAGGAGTGTGTTGTTCGTTAGCTCGGAAGCTAATTGAGTCTGAAGTGCAGGGTTAGGGGCAAGGTTATAAACCAACCCTTCGTTAAGCAAATCTTGTATGTTGGTGCTACTCGGAGTGAAGTGCGAAGTCGCAACGTAGTACGTGGCTGGAGAAGACGAAGTTTCCTTGTACAACAGGTACTGTCCTGGCTTGAACCGAGCTTTGTACTTGTACAAAGGTAAGCCACCATTCCCGTTGAACACGATGGTCTCAGATAGGATTCCCGAATCAACAAGATTACTAAAGTATTCCTTAACGGATAGCTGATTTGGTCTATAGGTGAAACCAGCATTTACACGGGCGTACTTCACAATTGCGCCCTTTGTTAAGTCTACGTAGTTGTAGTGAGGGTCAACAACGGGATTGGGCCCTCCTCCTACTTGGGGAGTAGAAACCCACGTTCCTTGAGCATAGGACAACCCCGCAGTAAGCTGAGCAGGAACCACCGGCAGCCCAACTAAAAACTCTGCCTGAGCACCAGTAATATCGTTGGTGGACGGGTTGAGTGTAAAGTTTTTTGAAACTAGCCAGGCAAATCCTCCTGCACGGCTATTTAAGGGTACTGCAGAGGGACTTTGAGGAATGAAATCTCCTGATAAGTAGTCATATTCCACAATTTCAGGGTTTATTGTACCACCAGAGGAATACGTGAAAGAGTTTCCAATTTCCCACGGTGAAAAGGTTTTCACTGCGGAGATTTTCCCGTTCAGGATGTATGAAGAAACGGCGGAAGAAGAACCGATGCTTAAGTTCTCTAGGACGATGTGCAACCCTTGCTGGGCCGGATCACCGGAGCCGTCGTGGTACACTATGTCACCAAGGGAGTAGGACCCGGAGGTTAGCGGTCTAATCTGTTTGAGCGTAAGGTTGCCGTAAACCGTCTGATCTTTCTTGTTCGAGGAGTAGGGTGTAAAGTTTGACTCTACCGGGTAGAAGGTTGGTGCGGGGCTATTGACGAGTACAAGGTTACCCTCTTCCAGCAGGTTGTCGGACGCGGAAAAGTCGTAGATATTTGTGTATACCGACGCGTTCTTATTGAGGGAGTTCGGAGTGTTGTAGGCTGTTGATACTTTTACAGAAGGGTCTTTGAACCTTGTGTTCGTGTCGAAAGTTGCGTAGAACGCTGCGTCGATGTCGCTCACAGTCGGAGTCACGTTCGCAGGAAAAACCTGCCCAGGTGTGAAGACTGAGAAGAGACGGTCTCGAAAATTGAGTGCAGACTCCTTAAAGTTTGACCCGAAAGTCCCGTTGGAGTCCACTTCAACGGTTAAGTTGTACTGAACTTGGCTTAGCGTAATGGGGAATAGGTGCCCTTGATTCTCAATCGGGACAGAGAAATTTACTGCGTTTTGGCCCAGCGACAGTTGCTGAGTTGTAAGTTCTTGACCGTTTGGCCCAAGCACGAAAAAAGACACCTGTCCGTTGGGGCGAAGGTAGTCTTGCGTGTAATTGTATCCGTAGAAGCTGGAGCGATTCGGTTGGACAGAGGTCAAAGTGCCTACACCGTACAAATCAGTGAAGAAATCTTGCCAGTCGGTGCCACTGACGGGGTTTCTCCTACGAATTAGAGTGAAGAACCTTTCCTGAACTTCCTGAAAAGTCTCGATGTCACTTCCGCCAACGGATGGTTGAGGGTTTGTTGCAGATAAGTTGAGTGTTCCTGTGTTTGAAGTTCCGGTGATTGAGTTTGCGGGAACGTTATAGGCGGCGCCAACAAACTTTGAGTAAACGGGGATTCTGCCGGTGAGGTCTCCAGGCGGAATCACCAGATCGGAGCTTGTAACAAACTCGTAGCTTTCTCCTGAGGTTAGCTGAGGGTTTGTAGAGAACAGGGTCCCTGCGGGAATAACAGTGGAACTCTTTGAAGGTGGTACCGAAATTACCAGCTCGGCTGTTGAGGTTGTTCCGAGCCTCCTCATTGCCCCCAAAAAGGGTCCGATCCACTCAATGAGAATTTTGTCAGGGAGCTGGTTGGCCCAGAACAAGAATTCTCCCTGCGCAAAAGCCTGCCCCTCAAGGAGGACAGCGAGGGGGTTTCCCGCACTGAAGTCGTTAAGGGTTTTGTTAGATGCTTCGTAAACGGTTTGAGCCGCTGCTTGAACCAGGTCAGCTTCATTGCGCGGGTCAATGGAAACCGACGGTAACGGTGAATAACGTGGCATTTAAATTCTCCGTTCAGTATGTACCGTTGTCCACCACAAGAGCATTCAACTGGTCGGACAATACTTTTTTCGTTACAAGGTCTGCGTCTGCTAACGCTGCAAATTTCTGGCTGGTTGAGGATGGGCTGATGCCGTTGGCGTTATTGTACTTAAGGTTGGTCAGGAAACTTCGCGGAGCTTTGTTATAGTTCTGAGTGAGTGTGGGATTTGAGGCGGGGTCAAATCCGAAGCCCCAGTACCCTGAGACAACTTTTGAACCAGAAATAGGTGTGCCAGACAGAAGTTGACCGGTGCCCGACAAAGTGGGTTGCTCAGTGGTCAGTGTAACGTAGCGGCTGTCTAAGCCGGTAGGCCCTGTCTTTTCAAGGTCGTCGAGACCCAAGGGGTTGTAGTGCCAGTCAAGTTCTTGGCCGTCGAAAACAATGTTCCTTGCACCATTTAGCCACTCACTTGTTACGACAACGCCACTTGAAAATAGAGTTTTGGCCATTTCTTCTTAAGGTCTATTCTTACAAAGGTTTTACCCTCTTGTGGACACAAAAAAGCCCCGGTTAGGGGGCTTTTCGAGTTGTGAATCAGGTTCGGTCCCAAGAGTTCACGGTTAATTGAATCTCAATCTCCTGGACATTGCCGCTTTCACGGTCAACATCGGCGGTATTAAGAGACATGAACTGACACCCGTAGCAAGTGTATTGGCCGCCAGCAGGGGCTGATCCGTTTCCAACACAGTCCTTCGGAGTGACTGTAACTGTGATTTCTCGGCAATTGTACTGCAACCAGTAAATTTCCAACTGCTTGAAGATCGTGGGATCGTACGGAGCAGAAAGGGAGATGTTGTCTACCTTTTTGGGGCCTACAACTTTGTAAATACGGTTACCAGTACCATTGGCGTAGTCACTGCTACTTGAGGAATCCTTGATTCCGCTGAATTTTGTAAACGTGGCGATTAGTGTGGGTCCGTCAGGAGCTACGAAGCTAACTTCGTACTGGGACTTTGTAATCGGTCTGAGAATAGCCATTGGGTCACCTCCTTGTTACCTTCCCTTATCAGGATAGGATGTTGGTGATCATAGCGCCAGAACCAATAAGACCAGTTGCGCCGAGGCCAACTAGGTTAACCACACGTTCAATTGTGATTTCAGCACGAACAACGCGGCGTTCACGAATGTAGTATTCGGGACGGACGGCGGGGGTGCCTGTGAGCTGATATGTGTAAGAGAAGGCAGGAGTCGCAGCATTCGCACCACCAGCAGGCATGATGGAATCAGAAGGACCGTTAGGGCTGTAGAACAGAAGGATACCGTTAGCGGGGAATACCGGCTGTAGGGTTCCATCTTGCGCTAAGTAACGACCTTCGGCAACACGTAGGCCACGCTCAAGACCGAAGTAGCGAGCAATGACGTCAGTGTCGACGCTGTCTGCAGATGTGTACTTGATACGATCAAGGATCTTCTCGTTGGTCAGCAAGAGGTCAAACACGGCAGTACCGACGACTGCGGAGTTTGGACGGATACCGATTTGGTTGGCGACTGCACGCTTGAGGGTTAGGATGTCTTCAATTGGGTTAGAAGTAGCACCAGACCAGGCGGCGTCTCCAGCAACGGAGCCGTAAGCTGTCTTAAAGTTTGTCCAGGTTGTGAAACCGAGTCCGGTCTGGGAACCTGCGGTTCCGTTGTAGGGCTCGTAAGGGTTGTAAGTCGCGGTGACGGAAACAGCTTGAGCAACGGTGTACTCGTAGCTGTTCATCAATCTGGACATTGCATTCCTGGTTTCGATTGCGCGAAGATCTACTTGTGCAGGCAAATTGTTATCGTAAAGGCTCTTTATCCCTTACTTCTTTCTGTTTCCAGAAAGTTCAGACTATATCTTCACCTTTGCTAAGCAAAGGGCTGGGCGCTCGTGGACGAGTTATTGTTGTCGAAACTCATCGTCTAGTCGTTGAACCTTTTTACCACAGAAATCATAGCGATTTCTCGACGTAGTAAACTCGGCTGCTGATTGCCTGTTTCTTTAACGGAAATTCAGGGATCCCAGCAATTCACCCAGTTAATTTGTGGTTAAGCTGCCACAGCAAGAGCCAAACAACCCTCGCCAGCGTTTTCAATTCAATACTGTTACCGTAAAGGCTCTTTATCCTTTACTTCTTTCTGTTTCCAGAAAGTTCAGACTATATCTTCACCCTTGTTAGGGTGCTAGGCGCTCTTGTCAGCTTCATCACTGTTCTAGTGGTATGCTGTTAGTCGTTGAACGTTCTCTCAGTCCCCTGAGAGTTTCGCTGCTGATTGCCTTGTGTTTCAGAGAAGTCACTCCTGAAACCGTCAGGTTTCCCAGCAATTCACCCAGTTTTTCTTTCAGTTTCTCAACTGATGGAGGCTATTGATTCAACCTCTTCAGGCAATTCCCAGGCGACCACTTCCTGCTCTAGAGCATAAGGCTCAGAGTCGTAGCGGCTTTGGACGTATGGGATGTTAGTTCCGTAAGCACGACGGAAATCGTTTATAGCAAACTGCTCCTTCCCAAATCTGAGAATTCTCCCAGCGCGGGTAGGGGTGTCCACAACCGGTGCGATAAACACTTGTTACCGTGAAGGCTCTTTATCCTTCACTTCTTCGCATTTCTGCAAAGATCAGACTATATCATCATCTTCCTTAAACTTTTTAACAACGGTTCGCAGAGACTGCCAAGTATTACCTAGACCGGTTAGCCGGAACAGCTTCCTGGCCCCACACTTTTCGTTAGAAACCCAAACTTCATGCAATAAACCTAAATTAGACCAAACTTCGACATTAGCCCGAGGGTTTTTAATGCCTGTTCGATCCCGGTCGGGTCTATTAGCGGCTTGCAAGGCGAATTGTATAGTTGGTTTACTAAGTGCCTTATCTTTAAGTTTCTGTCTTGATTCTGCACTCCACACTCTGTTCTTGCATAATTCTGCACGAGCGGATCTTTCTTTATCAGACATTGGAACTTTCCTGGGTCTGGCCTTTCCTTTATTGGATTTGCCAATTTTAAACCTAGTTTCGTCCGAGTGTTTATGATGAGCTAAGGTTTCGTACACTCTGGAGTTTTTCGAAGACTCCTTGAAAGAGTTTATAGCTTTGCCTAACCTCTTTATGGAAGAGAAAGCTAGAGCCAGTAGGCAGTGAGACAGGTAGTGCTCTCTGTAGGTGAGTTTGATTAGGTTACCATCTTCATTTCCACCCTTCATGCACTTGGGCACTATATGGTGAATGTGGTGTCCGGGTTCTCGTGTCAAACTCCTTGGGGGTCTGGAGAGGATAAACTTTATGTACCGTTGGTAGTGTAAGGGAGAGTCGGGCGCTCGTGGAAAGATTATTTCAGGGTTGATCACTTTCTAGTCGTTGAACCTTTTTACTTAACACTACTATAG